CGACAGTTTCTCCAACTGATTTGCCACGAATATTTAAAAACAAATACTCAATATCAAATGTGGCAAGATCATCAATCTTAATTCCCTTGCTTAAGATGCAGTTTGAAATTACTGTTTTAACTGCATTTGCAATTTGCTTACTATCCTCACTCTCCATTGCAATAATGAGGATCTTTTCTTCTTTAACTAGAAATGGGCGATATCTAATTTTCTTTTTTAATGATGGAATTTCCAATTCATAAATTGGAGTCGCAATCTTTGGTAAAGGCATAATAACCTATAGAATTCAGGTGCTTCTATTTATAGCGTTCTAAACCATCCACTATTATTGGGATTTGTATTATTAGAAATTTCTTTTGCAGTTGTACTAGGATTAATAGTGCCACCAATTCCCCTGGGTCTTGGATCATCTAATCTTCCAGTTCCTTGATTAAGATTTCTCCAAATCATTTCTTGCACTCCAGTTGCAAGTTTATTCGAATTATTTACGGATGTGGATGTTGATGTTGATGCAGTTACATTTTGAGGTATTAAATTATTACTTCTCAAATAATTTACATCCAAACTTCTGATAGAACCACAAACATATCTTTCATAATTAAATGATGCAGTTACAGTTAATGTTTGAGAGTCATTATATGCAATTGTTGGAGAATACATTGAAATTGGAAAAAATTTAAAAAAATTATATTCAATTTCGTTCCTATAATCTCTATCAAATTTTAAAATTTTAACAGTATCTGTTTTATAATCTTGAGGATATTTCATTCTGAAAAAATATCCATTATTTGTTATATCTGCTCCAGATCCACTAGCAATAAATTCTATCCAATGCTCTAAAAATTTAATCATTTTATATTCTTTATCAACATAAAATGTTAAATCTAATGCAGTAAATACCCTACTATGAGCCATTTTTTCAGCAACTCCACTAACATCACCAACAATGTCTGCAGTTCCTATAGTACTACCTGGTAATGATGCAGAAGAGCACAATAATCCAGCATTTTCGGCAACAAACCTCCAATCAACACCTCTTAAACTTAAGTGATCTCGAAGAGGACGTGGTAATGATCCAAAAGAAACTTGATAGTGAGAAGTTTGTGCAAGATTGCCGAAAAGTGGTTTAATCTGTGATATCTTGCGAGGACGTGCAATGGACACTCTAAATACTCTTAAGGTTCTTATACTATATTTAGATGTCGTATAAAGGAAAAATTAATTACTATAAATAATATGGAATAGTAAATTCTTCAATATGAAAGAAATAAATTACAAATTAAACACAAAAAAATTGAATGAAATATTTAATATATCGGGGTATGAGGTCATAGAAGAAACTTTTATTGTAGATACTGATAGTGGATGTAATGGGGAAAACAATGGTTTTTATGGAAAAATGCATAGCGAAGAAACAAAAAAAATTATAAGTAATAAAATTAAAAATTTATATAAAACAGATAATGATTTTAAAAATTCCAGAAGAAATTTTGGTGAAAAAAATGGAATGTATGGAAGTGCAAGATTTGGTGAATTAAGTCCTATGTATGGAAAAGAACATAGTGAAGAAACAAAGAAAAAAATGAGCGAAATTAAAAAGAAATATTATCAAACCAATCCTAGTCCAAATAAAGGAAAAAAATTATCAGATGAAATGAAGAAAAATCTATCAGAAAAAAATAGTAAAGAATATACATTATTAAGTCCTAATAATGATATTATAAAAATAAAAAATCTTACTAAATTTGCAAAAGATAATGAACTAAGTATTGGTTGTTTGGTACAAGTGGTTTCTGGGAGAAACAAAAGTCATAGAGGGTGGAGAAGATATGAATAAAAAATTTCTCCAAGGGAAATATACTCCCAAAAATCCCAAAAAATATATTGGAAACCCCACTAATATAATCTATAGGTCAAGTTGGGAAAGAAAATTTTTAGTTTATTGTGATACTAATGAAAATATTCTTGAATATGCTAGTGAAGAAATTGCTGTTCCTTACTTTGATCCAACAACAAATAAAGTAAGAAGATACTTTCCAGACTTCTACATCAAAGTAAGAGAAAGTAGTGGTGAAATTAAAAAATGTATAATCGAAATTAAACCCAAGAAACAAACAGTAGAACCAATACCACAAAAAAGAAAGACGAAGGGATATATCTATGAAGTCTATGAGTATGCTAAGAATCAGGCAAAGTGGAAGGCAGCAGAAGAGTTTTGTAAAGATCGACAATGGGAGTTTAAGGTGCTCACCGAAAGCGAATTGGGGATCAAATAATGGCACTTACCGGATACGAAAAATCATTAGAACAATATAGTAAGAATGAATTAGTTGAGATTGCAAAAAAATATACAATATATTATCAGACAGATTCTGGACAAGGATCTACCGGTAATTATGACAAGTTATCAAAAGAAAAATTAATATCGATTATAAAGTCTGATAGAGACTATCAAAAATCTGCACCGCCAGTTAAAAAATTAAGCAGAGTGGAAATGATGATGCAAAGAATTTCACAAGCAACTGATAGTCCAGATGAAATTATGGCAATTATTCAAGAAGTTTTTGATGATACTGAACAATATCCAAGACCAGGAAATATATACACATTTGTATATACGGCAATCACTCCAAAAATTCTTTATGATCAACATCCACTATTAATGGTGGAATCAGTCAATCTTTCTGGATTTAAAGGATTTAATGTTCATTGGCCAGATCACAGAAATTATCTCTGGGAAAATGTCACTGGTGTTTTTCATAGAGTTCAAAAGGGTGAAGAGTTCGATTATCTTCATGATGTTCCATATAGAAAAATATTACAAACATAAACTAAATAGTTACAAAAAGATAAATGGCACTTAAAGGATCTTATAGATATCCCCAAAAAAGAATAGATGCAAAAGATGATTATCTTGAGATTATGATCATCAAATATTCTGCGCCAGGTTTAGAGTTAAGCGATAATCCAAATATACTTCAAAGAACTTCTACACAAGCATTAGATGATAGTGGAAGTTTAAAAGATCCATTATATCAAATTCTTCTCCCCATGCCACAAGGAATTTCTGATACTAATTTGGTTAAATGGGGGCAAGATGAGATAAATCCTTTAGAAGCTGCAGGACTTGGAGCGGTACAACAAGGTATGGAAGGAGATCCAAAGGGAGCATTTGACAAATTATTAAATAAAACAAAGGCAGTTCTAACTGGTGGAAATGCACAAGATTTAGCTACTAGTTACATGTCAGCAAAGGCAGTTGGAACTCTTGGGGGAAATGTGACTGCGGAGGGAGTTTTAGCGAGAACTACTGGTCAGGTTCTTAATCCAAATATGGAACTATTGTTTCAAGGAGTTCAATTGAGATCTTTTAATTTTTCATTCAATCTTGCACCCAGATTCCAAGAAGAGGCACTGGCAGTTAAAAATATCATAAGAACATTCAAACAGTCAATGGCTGCTAAAACTTCAAGTGGGACTGGCGCTGGACTTTTTATTAGTGCTCCTGAAATATTTCATTTGACTTACAAATCGGGAAACAAAAAACATCCATTCCTCCATTCATTTAAACCATGTGCATTGCTAAGTATGGGAGTTGACTATACTGGATCTGGTGTCTATGCAACTTATGAAGATGCAACTCCAGTTCATATGAAACTTACACTTTCATTCCAAGAACTGAATCCAATTTACTCTGATGATTATGATAAGATTCCATTAACAGATGGAGTTGGATACTAATGGGATACTTCAGAGAATTACCAGATTTAGAATATCAATCACCTTTTGCTGACAGAGTATCTTCTGATGCTTATGTTCGTGCAAAGAATTTATTTCGTAGAGTTAAACTTCGTGATGATTTGCAAAATGTTTTTACTCTTTTTAATAAGTATCAAATTCAAGATGGATCTCGTCCTGATACTGTGGCAGAAGAACTTTATGGTAGATCGGATTTAGATTGGGTTGTGATTCTAACTGCTGGAATTATTAATATTAGAAATGAATGGCCTTTGTCAGATAAAGATGTTTACAGATATGCTGAAGAAATTTATGGGACTCAATTAAATGCTTTACATCATTATGAAACTAAAGAAGTTAAAGACTTACAAGGTCGCTTGATTCTTCCTGCAGGTAAAGTTGTGGACTATAATTTTACAATTCCAGATCCAAATATTCCAACTCAAAATATTACTCCTGCACCAGTTACAGGAATTAGTAATTATGAGTATGAAGTTAGAAAAAATAATAAAAAAAGAACAATTTATGTTCTCAAAAAAGATTACCTACAACAATACTTAAATGATATGAGAAAGATTATGTATTATGATAAATCTTCACAATATATCGATAAGACTTTAATTCGTACTGAGAATACTAGAGTCACTATGCCATAAGAGTCCCAAACTCTTATCAAACATCATCACATATCGGTGTTTGCGGGAGCGGTCTTTCCATTCTCCTTCAGCACCTTTAATTTTGCCTCTAGAGTGTTTAGTTCCGTTTGCATAGTAAAAATCTTTCTTTGGGTCTGTAAGTCCACAATATTTAAAGTTACAAGCGCGATAGATTGTACCATGATGGAAATCACTATCAGCGTAAGAGATGATTGCTTTAACTTCAGTATCCTTCCGTAACTGTCTAATCGCTCTTGAAACAAACCAAGAAGTGATATTATACTCGCCAGATTGGGTGTCTGGGTGAATGCAGAGGCGCGAAAGTTCAAAAAGTCCCTGTTGTTCATTTCTTTCTAATCCAAAAGCACTTTGAGCAATTTCTGGAACAGGGAGTCCAGTGAAAACACAGACTCCCTGAATACCACCGATATTCAATGGGCAGAAGTCATTATTCTTATAAAGACCATAGTTATACCCAGACTTAAAACCTTTAGAAAAGTCCTTAAGATAATGAAACCGCAGAAGTAACTCTGCGGCTTCGGACTTACTTACACGTTCAATAGTGTAATCTGACTTCACTCAGCAAGTTTTGCGAAATAAGACAGAGTATCATCATCTTCGTCTTCATCAACTGAAGAAGAACGAGTAGGAGTCAGATTCTTCAGTTCGGTGCGAAGATCTTCATCAAGATCACGAACTGGGCCACGAGTGTTTTCTTCATCCTCAACTTCTGGATCTTGACGGCGAGAACCTTTAGCACCAAGCACATACTCAAGACGCTTCTTCAGTTCATCATAGGACTTGAACTGATCAGCAGCAACGAGTTCTGCAAGAGAGTACTGCTTCTTCCAGATTTCTTCCATTGCATCATCATCATCCAGCAAAGCACCTTGTGCAGCAAACTCACTAGAATCATAGTTACGATAACCAGCGACATTCTTTGCTTTCAGTTTGAAGTTAGCACCTTGCCAGAAATCAAACGGATCGATTGCTTGTTCATCTTCAAATTCTGGTTGCATCGCAGCAGTCAGTTTATCAAAGATTTTCTTACCGTACTTGTACAGAAAGACTTTACCTTCGTTAGAGGGATTAGCAGGGTCTTTGACCACATAAATGTTGCTCACATAAGTCAGTTTACGCTTCTGCTTACGGGCAACTTCTTTACCAGCATCGGTGCCATTGTTCCAGAGTTCAGAGTTCAGTTCCGACACAGGATCTTTCTGACCCAGAGTAGTCAGAGAGTTTTCAATATACCAACCACCAGGGCCTTGAAATGCGTGACTGTAGAGTTTCACGAACGGAAGATCCTCACCGTTCGGAGCAGGTAGGAAACGAATGACGGCATAACCATTGCCGCTCTTATCGCATTCAAGTTTCCATACACGATCATCACCAGATGATGTGCTATTATTCATTTTTTCAACTTCCTTGACCAATTTTGCAGTCAGGGAACCAAGTTTGGATTGTTTTTTAAGATCAGAAAAAGACATTTGGATTCGTTGTGTAAATTGGATGTTTTGGATTTACTTAGATATTATAACAAAAATGATCTCACTTGTCAATAAATTGCTTGAGAGATTCAATCGTTTTATTCATACTATTGAAAAGTAAATTCATATCAGTCTCTGGAGGAAAACCCATCAAAGCAACTGATTTACGAAGATTCTCTTTCATCTCAATCGCTTGTGGATCGTCGGAAAGAGAGAGTCTCGTATACATAATGCGTTGCTTTTCTAGCAACTGAGTCATCTTTTCAATATGTTCCAGTTTATCTTCACGGGACATTGAACCAAAAGTAAGAATACTTCCATAAATGAACTTTTGAAGTTCATTAATTTCTTCAAGTTCTTCCTGAATCAATTCGGAATCAAAGAATTTACTCATTTACAATTTCCCGTAAAAGTTTTTTGTACTGAAAGACATCAATATTTAGAAATGGTTTGTACTTCTTGATTTTTAAACTTACGGTTTCCCAAACGGGATCCATTAGTTTCTTATCAAACACATTCCCGAACTGGAAGATTATATCATAAATCACTAGAACTTCAGGAGAAATCTTTCCTCCTAGAAATTTTTTTAGAACTGGTGGATGACCTTTCGAACAATTGAAGGCATCCTCTAATTTTGTCTGCGAGAACAATTCTTCGGATTGTTCTTTGAACAAGTAGGTTAAACTCTGCTGTCGTTTCATCCACTCTGTGTATGTTCTTTCTCCAGAATTTATAATTTCGCCAATCCATATGTTTTGTGGGTTGTCTGTAGCAATAAAATTTGATACAAGAAAATCTACAATTTCTTTATCAGAATATTTCCTTGAAGATTTCTCAAAGAAATATTTGTCTTTGCGTTTGTTAAAGGAAGTCAGAGTTGCCCTAGACTTCCCACCATACTTAAAGAAATCGTATTTTGGATTTGTGAAATGACTTTTGAGCGAAAGATAATGTTGATATGTCTCAAAAGGACTCATAGGGGAAGTTTTGCTCTCGAAGTTTTTTTCATAAAATTGAGACTGATAGCATCATACTTCAATCTTTCTTTGAGTGGTTTTGATACAAGTTTCGTAATTGAATCTACTTCAATACCATTCACTTCACAATAATGAACAATTGCATCAATATAATTGCACTTTTCTTCTGCAACAATTTTCTCTACTTCCAGTGCAAACTTGGAAGGAGTTAGAAATTTATCCTCTATTGCCTGTTCTAATTCTTTACTTGGTTCCATAGAGTTCCAATTTATCTCTAACAAATGTTCTAATATATTCGGAGAGCAATTTGATGTACTTTCCTTTGTCGTA